CATCGAACCCAAGCAGGTTGTTCTTAACTTCGGTCAGGGCAATGTTAGCGTTGAGGGCGACAAGATTTTTTGGAAGGGTCGTGAAATGCATAACGCATTGACTAAGCGCATGGTCGCTATGATCCAAGAAGACTTCCCGGTTGAGCCGCTCATTGCTTTCATGGAAAATCTCATGGATAATCCTAGCAAGCGGGCAGTCAACGAACTGTATGGCTTCCTTGAGAAGAACACTCTTCCGATTACTTCGGATGGATGTTTCCTCGCTTACAAGAAGGTTCGTCAGGATTATCTTGATTGTCATTCAGGCACCGTGCTGAACAAGCCTGCTGCTTACATGACTGATGAAGATACTGCTGCTCTTGCAGAAGCAGTTGGCAAGAACAACGAAGTTACTGTTGCAGTAGAGGACGGCGTGACTGTTGTTTCTATGGAACGCAATCTCGTTGACGATGATCAGAACCGCACTTGTTCTACTGGTCTTCACTTCTGTTCGCAGGACTATCTGAACAGCTTCGGCGGTGAGCGTATCGTCATTCTCAAGATTAATCCTCGTGATGTTGTCAGCATCCCGAACGACTATAATGACTCTAAGGGTCGTGCATGCCGTTACGAAATTGTTGACGAAATTGATAAGGATAAGGCTGACGAGGCGTTCGCTAAGACTGTTCAGGAAGCTGCTGAAAAGGAAGCAAGCACTCTCACCCCTGAGAAGCTTGTTGAGGCTCTGAATACGCTTATTGCTTCGCAGAAGTAAAAAAAATTGTGCCCTAGGTCAGTTTTCGGTTGACTTAGGGCACCTTTTTGTCTATAGTGATATATAAGCTGATAATTCAGGAGATACAATATGGCTCGTCGCCCCTCACTCATCAAAGCTAAATCCTCTAAGAAGACTACTCGTGCCCCTCGTCGCGGCGTCAATCGCTTTAGCTTGATGCCCACAGACAACTGGGATAAGGCTAGGTTTTTCGCTCACTACGACCTTGAGCGTAAGGATTGCGGCACAAAGGTCAAGGAATATATCAAAAAGAACTTTGATAAGGATGTACTGACTAAGGTCAATCGTCTTCCCGACTGGAAGGTTGATATGAACAGTCACTGGGCTGCTACTGCACATTTGCTTGAAGTAAACCCTGACCTTGTTCCGGATAGCTATAAGACTGGTATCGTCAAATGGATCGAGACCCTTGCTCTTGAAGGTGCCGCACTCACTGCTAAGAAAGAAGAAACTGAAGGCGAAGAAAAGCCTAAGAAGACAGTGAACATTCAGGAAATCATGCGTGAAAAAGCTGATGAAGCCCTTGGCGATATCGAAGCACTCTTTGATGAATTTGTTGATAGTGGCTATTCTAAGGATTTCAGCGTCAACAAGAAGGTTGTTGGTGCACTGTCTGCACGTAACGTTCTTCCCCAGCATCTTGCATCAGCTATCAAGCGTTATCAGCGTCTACTTGACGAGTACCTTGAAGTTCAAGCAGGCAAGTGTGACCAGCTGAACGAAGGTTATAGCAACTACAGCAAAATGCAGCTTCGTTATGCTATCAAGTTGATTGAGGATATCATTGCCGAATTCAATGGCTACATCAGTCTCAAGCAAGTTGCTAAGAAGCCTCGTGCTAAGAAGGCTGTGCCCGTTGAACGGGTCGTTGCTAAGCTTAAGCACTGCAAGTCGTTCAAGGACGATGCACTCATGCTTGAACTTACTGGTCTAAGCCCCGTCAAGCTTCATCAAGCAACAGAAGCTTGGGTCTATGACACTAAGAAGCGTAAGATGCACCACTACGTTGCAGACGCTTACAGCAAGTGCTTGCTAGTGAAGGGCAATACTGTCATTGGCTTTGATAAGAAGGAAAGCGGCATGAAGACGCTTCGCAAGCCCGTTGAACAGATTAAAGCTATCATGGGTAGTAAGCCTGCTGCTCGTAAGTATTTCAGTGAGATTAAGGCTGTTGAGGCTGTCCCGAATGGTCGCTTCAATATTGACATGATTATCCTTAAAGCATTTTAATGAGTAGATTAGTTCTGTTTGGATGCTCGTTGACATATGGGGAAGGGCTACCAGATTGCGTTACAGCAGCCGGTAGCCCTGGTTCTTCTCCTAGCAAAATGGTATGGGGCGAATTATTGGGAGAGCGGCTGGCCCTCCCTGTAGTAAATTGTTCGCTACCGGGTGCATCCAATCAACTGATATTAGATAGGATTTTAAACTTTGAATTTGAGAATGAAGATAGAGTAATCGTACTTTGGTCCTTTTTTACTAGAGGTATGCTCTATCTCAAAGATGAAATGTGTAACATAGGTCCGTGGCAACAAACCGATATCGCCAAACGGTATTATGAATTACATGATGACAATGACCTATATATGACAAGTTTACACGCCATACATCATGCAGGTTGTTATCTCAAAGATAAAAAAATAACAACAACTCACTTTGGTTTAGCCAAATATGGAATTGATAATCCTATAGCAATAACCGGAAAAGAACCAAAGTGGTTTACGACTAACGTAAACTTACTTAACCTCTTTTCGTTTTATCTAGATATCTGTTCCGGATTTCACCCGGGACCCAAAAGCCAATATAAAATATGTGATTATATAGAAAAGGTAATTATAAATGAACAACATTGATCTAAACAAGTACGCAGACTTCGTTCTATCTGTGTGTAGTGACCAAAGTAAGGACCTAACTGCACTCATTGAACACCTCAAGGAGCTTGATGCTAACACCAATGTCAATCTTGCATTGCTTATGACTGCAAGCACTGGTCTCGGTAGTGAAGGCGGCGAGTTTCAGGAAATCGTGAAGAAGATTTTCTTTCAGGGCAAGCCCCTCAACGAAGAAAACATCTTCCATATGAAGCGTGAACTCGGTGACATTGCTTGGTACTGGGCTAACGCTTGTAACGCACTTGGACTTGACCCTAATGAAGTGCTTGCTGAAAACGTACACAAACTGGAATCACGCTATCCAGGCGGCAAGTTTGATGCACACTACAGCGAGAACCGCAAAGAAGGCGATTTATGAAGCCTGATGAAACCGAAAGTCCGATGGTCCGTTTGCAAAAAAAGGTTTTAGCAAATCTTAAGCTAAAACTCAAAGGCTCAACGTCTCCTGACATTAATGTTTTAGTAAAACGTGACATTGAAGAACTAGAAAAGAAAATCAAACGCATCATTGAGGCTGAAAAATTGCAGCAGTAAATGACGTTAGAACTACTGACATGATTGTTTCCTGATAAATAAGATTAACAGGAAACAATTATGGCAGCAGATTTACTAGCAACACCAACTAACCTTGACTTAACACAACTTAAGGAAGGTCTCTTTGATAACCTTCGTCTACGTTTGGGCGGAGATATTATTGATCTTGAATTAGATCCGGATCACTATGAAGCTGCCTATAACTATACTATCAAGTTGTATAGACAGAGAGCGCAGAACGCAACAGTAGAAAGCTACACTCTCATGCGAGTGGAGAAGAACGTTGAGATATATACGCTTCCATCCGAATTCATCAACGTTAGGGCGCTTTTTAGGCGTACTGTGGGTCTTGAAACTGGTCCTGGTGCAACAGCATTTGACCCGTTTTCAAGCGCCATTCTCAACACCTATCTGTTGAACTATAACTTTACCGGGGGACTAGCGACATACGACTTCTATGCTGGTTACGTTGAACTAGCTGCTCGTATGTTCGGTGGATATGTAACATACACGTTCAATCCCGTTACTAAGGCACTTAGAGTAGTAAGAGACTTCAAAGGCTCAGGAGAACGTATCTTAATTTGGGCAGATGTTCAACGTCCTGAAATTGAACTGCTTCAAGATCCGGGTGCTGGCGTTTGGATAGGGGACTACATTCTTGCTGTTCTTAAGGGCATCATCGGTGAAGCTCGTGAGAAGTTTGGTAGCATTGCAGGACCAGGTGGCGGCACCACTCTCAACGGTACTGCGATGAAGGCTGAGAGTAAAGCCGATCAAGAGAGATTAATCCTAGAACTCAAGAACTACGTAGATTACAGCCAACCACTCACTTGGGTCCAAGGTTAATGGCAACTGAAAAAGAAGTTATTTTCAGACTGATTGACGAACTAAACAAAGGGCTTGCTGAAGGTACGATAACACCCGAGCAAGAAGAAAAGATGCGTGACGATATCGGTGATCTACAAATGAATGTGATCACCGGCGATTTATTCGAAGGTTAAGGCTTGACAATCCCTGATTCTTGTGTTATATTATAAGAATGATCATAGGAATTACAGGTCTGATAGGATCAGGCAAAGACACCGCAGCAGATTATCTCTGCACATTTCACGGCTTCAAGCGTATGAGCTTTGCTGGCGCATTGAAAGATGCCGTAGCAGTTATCTTCAATTGGGACCGTGAACTTCTTGAGGGTTCAACCAAAGCCAGCCGTGAATGGCGAGAAGAAATTGACACTTGGTGGGCAGAACGATTGGGTATCCCTAATCTGACTCCCCGTTGGGTATTGCAGCAATGGGGAACAGACGTTGCCCGCAAGAACTTTCATAACGATATCTGGGTGGCAAGCGTAGAGAATCGCTTACGGGGAATCAAGGATGATATCGTAATCACTGATTGTCGCTTTGCTAATGAAGTACACGCTATCAAGAGTGCAGGTGGCGTTACTTTGCGAACGCATCGTGGGGCAGATCCTATCTGGCTTGAAATAGCAGAATTACACACTACAGCGGATAACGACAAAGATAAGACATACTTTAAAGACTTGCTAGAACAGAATCATGATGTTCATGCTAGCGAATATAGCAGTATTGGACTAGATTACGATTATCACATTGACAACACCGGAACGATTGACCATCTACACAAACAGATGGAATCAGTAATCAACCGTTAAGTCTCCCCTCTTCCATGTGACCTCTTTGCGCTTAACGACTTCAATGCAGTTGAGACATATGGTTCGTAGATTACTGAATGCTATATTGTTCAAATCACCGTCAATATGAAAGACGGTCATCTGACTAGGATATATACTCTTGAAGCCGCAGATATCACACTGCGGTTTCTTTTTGTATCCGGCCTTTTTCCAACTGGGCACAATAGGTTTCTTCTTAGCCTTCTTTTTTCCGCAGTTATCACATATACTTCGGTAATAGGTTTTACCGTTGCGGATGTAGTTTATCGCACAATAGTTCTTATTACATTCCTTACATATGGGCCTTTTTAGCATAAGAATATTTATGCATTTTAACCTTTAAAGGTTCGGTTAAACCAGGTTTTTTCACTTATACACTAAATAATTATTAGAATCTTGATGTAATGTATATATCAAGAAGGTGGTAAACCTCAGAATCATACAAAGGAAATTAAATTATGGCACTAGTATCCCCGGGCGTAGAAGTAACGATTACAGACGAATCGCAATATCTTCCAGCACCCACTAACTCAATTCCTTTTATTCTTCTTGCAACAGCAGAGAATAAAGCAAATCCAAATGGTACCGGAGTAGCTGTTGGTACTACCGCAGCTAATGCTGGAAAACTATTTCAGGTAACAAGCCAACGTGATCTTGTGACTCTTTATGGAGAGCCGTTCTTCTATACTACTTCGAATGGGACTCCTATTCAGGGTTATGAATTGAACGAGTACGGATTGCTAGCAGCGTATTCAGCACTTGGCATTACTAATCGTGCATTTTGCTTAAGAGCAGACATCGACTTAGCAAGTCTCGTAGGACAAACAGGTAGACCAAGTGGTGCACCTGAAGATGGAACTTACTGGTTAGACACTTCTATCACAACTTGGGGTATTAATGAGTTTGATTCAGTTACCGGTCAGTTTA